GTATATTTAAGTTAGATGAATGGCACGATTCTTTTGTGTTTGGAAAAATACTTGATTCATTGAAAAATAAACACCCTAACGTAGTTGACTACACAGCAGAACTATCTTTAATTGGTGCAAAGTCCGTCGGTGGCGGGCATCCGTTGATTAATAGCAAGTTAGGAAAATGGATGGACCACATGAAAGGTGACCGTAAGTCTCTAGGAAAGTCTAAAAAAACAGATGTGGTTGTTCAACACAAAAATAGTTACTGGCAATAAGGCCTTATGTGTTTCCATGCAGTGCCATCTTCAAGTTCACTAAACTTCCAATGAAACATAGAAATTCGTTCTAGCCAACGTGTTCTATCAAACTCAGTTGGGCTTTCAATAGACTCAAAAGAATGATGTGCTACTTCAGCACATTGACTTCGTGTAGGATCTGTGATAAATGCCGGATACCCTTGAATTATTGGTCCCACTATACTACTGCTGTTGTGATTAACCACACACCATGCGTTTTTTAGATCTTGGTCCAATGGTGTATCAAATTTACTAATGGTTACATTGTGTAAAAATCTTAAACTGGTTGTTTTTGGATTAAAATATTCCACTGCTTGTTTGTCTCCGGGATGCGGTCTTACTACAATTGGTCTATCTGAGTATTTTCTAATTATCGAAACAGTGCGTCTAACCCATCCGGTTACATCGTCAGATCCCATGCTCCAGCCGCCGTTTCGTTGACAACACAAAACAATGTTTTTTCCTGTTGTTTTAAATGGTTGCAATATTATGCCAGTGTCTTTTTGTATTTGCATCCATCTAGCAGGATTGGGGTTATTGTCAAAATATTTTCCTGTATTAGGAAAGATTCCATTTAAGCTGTATCTTAAATAATGATGTGGCTCATTTGATTTGTTTGCATAAAGAAAAAGATTACTGTCAGCAGTGCATACAAATCTTTTTTTGTCTATTTGACTATCAATAATCTGTTGTCTTAGCTGTAGATGAGGCGCAGATTTTCCCCGCTCGTGTTGCCAGCCTTGTATCATTGCAACATCACATTCTACAATGTTGTAGCCTATATGAAAGATTCCAGTGTCGCCTGCTGCATTTACACCCTTTATAAATTTTATTAAAATGTCAGATTTTTCTTGAGACTTATTTTTTAAAGGGACAACACTGCTATAACTAACGACCTTCATTTACTGTGCGCCAAGCTGTTCCGTTAGCAAATTCAGATTGATTAAATTGGCAGTAGCTCAAATGGGAAGCAAAGGCCAACATTTCGTCTTTGGTAGGAATGCGTAGATTTTCAACATCTTTTAATTTTCTATTGCACAATACTTGTGCAGCATTTTCGCCTAATGCAATTGCCGGCTTTCCAAACAGCAGTGCTTCAGTAGCTGCTATACTGTTAAAAGTAATTAAACAATGTATATCTTTGCTTAGTGCAGATTGTATAGAATCATTGTTAACACGGTCAGTTCTACCGGGCTTAATTCTAACTTCAATAGGTCTATCTGTGTATTGTTTCAGCTCTGCAATAATATTTTCTGTCCATTTTTGCGGTGACGGCTGATTCCATAGGTCCATTACTTTGTCGCTAGGTGGACAGATCAATATCGTTCTTCCTGAAGTAAAATGATTGTATTTGTAATTTAGTAACTTGAGTCTGTCTGTGGGTCTGTCTACAATTGGCCCTAGATTCTGTAATGCGTTTTTACTAACTCTATTCCAGATTTTGGTTTTTACATTACCCAAATAGCCAGTGTCGATTGCATAGAAAGTTCTACCTGTTGACCAACAATGTTTTATAGCTTTTCTACTGCCACCTCCTAGCCCGCGAATAACCAATGCTGCATCGGTGTTTTCTTCGGCAGACCAGTTGCTAATATACCCGCCGGAACCCATAATAAAGCTGGTAAGGTATGGATCATAAGCATGACCTTTTGATTTATAATTTACTCCACCATCGGCGTCGTCAATTGCTGCAATTTTATTTCCCATTTCGCTATTCCATAACTTTAGTGCTTCTTCTTTTGAGGAAGGATAATATTTCTCAGTAGGATCTATTATAGAGTATATTATGTGTTTAAATAATTTTTTTTTTTGATCAGGGTATGTTAAGTCGTCGACTTCGACTTGTCTTTTGCCAAACGTTTTTATTTCCTTTGCTTGGTCTTCAACAGTTTTTGCATAATACCTATTAGAAACTTTATACCAATCTGCTGCATATTCGCAATCTTGATATTTTTCAAACCACGGGCCGCCTTCAGTGTAATGTATTGCTTTTGGTTTTCCATCCAGTGGCTCTGCATACCAATTTACAAGCCAATTCCATTCGTGACTTACTGCACCAATGTTGCTATCTTCCAGCCAAGAAAATCTATGAAAATATGCACCTGTTTTTTTAGGATCGTTGACTAATTCTTTTGTTAATATTTTATTTTTTGGATGAGCACAATTAATTAACATCATGCTGGACCAATTTTTTCTAGGATATTGAGTTTGCTTTTTGCCATCCATTTTTGTGCCAACAGGAGGATTGTAATCGTGTTGAGCACACATTATTGCATAGTTGTCGTCTGCTAACTCAAACAGTTTAGCAACGTCATCCTTGAACAAAAAGTCGCAGTCTATAAAGAGTGCCCAGTCCTCAAATCCAGTTAATTCAGGAATTAGATATCTAGTATAGGTAAATTCTGTTGCAGCTAACTTGTCAACATCACGCCAGTATAATTCTTCTTTTCTAAGTTGTTTTTGTTTTAAAGGAACAATTTCAACTGGAACACTTGCATGGTCTAGAATGCTTTGTTTAGCAACTTGAAATGCTATATCCTCTCTACTGTCCCATCCAATAAAGATCTTTAATGGTTTAATTTCTTCGTTCAATATCATTCTCCACGCATTGTTCGCCGTACTGTACTTCTAAAATATGACAAAAGTCTTCAGTATTATTAGTAACCTTGTGCCATACTTCTTTTCCTATTATATAACCAGATGTTAATTCATTTAATTGTACTGTTTGGCTAATGTTTTTATATTCTGTTTTAAGAGTGCATGAACCTTTTAATACATACCAATGTTCAGATCTCAAAAAGTGACGTTGGTCTGATAAGCTTTTTCCAGGTTCAATTACAAGTTCTTTTACTTTGTATCCTGCTTTGTTATCGAGCACTCGATACCATCCCCAGTCTCGTACGGTTTTTGGATTTTTCCATTCTTCTAAAATCCAACTAGACGAGTTTTTCTTATCTTCTCCGCCGACACCAAATGCAAATTCCACCCACGGAGTATTTTTATAAATGTATTCGGGGCAATTATCCGGAACACGGTCTCCGCCGTTGGCAAATATTAGCTTGTGTTCCGGATATTTTTGTAGGCATTTATAAATTGCAAAATTTGCACTTCCGTCGTTGTCGTCAAAGTCGATAACTTCATCAACCACTGACAGTTCTTTAATAATAGCAGAACGTTCATCCCAAGACATAAAAGGCTTACCTTTTTTTCTAGTTAACCATGCATCACTATTAACACCAACAATTAAATGATTTCCTAGCTTTTTGGCCTCTTTAAAATATGCAATATGCCCACTGTGTAATGGGTCGAATCCGCCGGTAACAAGCACTATACGTTTATTCATGAAAATATTTATTATTACGTTTAATTGCTAGTAGTTGATTTGATGTTTTGTAATGTAGTAAAATAGGGTTTATATACTGTTAACCAAGGACAAAGTTGTTTACATAATATAGCATCATTTGGCCACCATCCTATATTATCTTGTAATTCTATTGCTTTTTTAGCAGCCCAGGGTTTAATTACATATGCACTGTTACCCGGAAGCCCTTGCGGAACAGTTTTGTCAGTTACCCACGGAACTTCGTTTTCTTTATTTTCTAAAAGAGAATCGTAAATCTTATCATTGAAAGTGGCATTTATTGGTGAATTAATAGACATTGCGCCGCCAGTAAAGTCTTCTAAGTCGAATGTTTTTATAAAAAGAGCATCGTGCTCTAAAATACAAATAGGTTCGTTTAATTCTACGCATTTTTTCCAAAGCAAGTAGTGACTCTGTGCGCAAGAAATTCTTTTGTTAATGTCTGCGTTTTTATAAGCCGATAATACAAGTCCTGTTTTGTTGCATATTTGTTTTTTACGCATGGGCCATTGCCATGTAACATCAAACATTGTCTCTGGTGTAATTGCAGAGAATAACTCTGCATCAAGATCGCTGTCAGTTTTTTTTATAGATTTTAAACATTTATTAGTATAGTCAACACTATTGTTATTACTAAAAATAGTTATTATAAATGCTTTCACTTTTTTTGACCTACAAATATGTGATCGCGCCACTCGTATTCCCTTCCACTCGGTCCTTGATGTATCCAATCTGCTATTGTTTCTAAATCGCATTCTTCTGCTATTGCAGCAAACGAATCGTCCATGAATCTCCAACAGTCTATAACATCGTGTCGTGGTCCAGCACTTGGCGCAATTAAAGCAATGTATCCTCTTGGCTTTAATACCCGTGTCATCTCGGCAACACTTCTAAAAGGATTTTTTACATGTTCTAATGTTTGTCCAGATACAATCAAATCAACACTGTTATCTGTCATAGGAATAACATATGGCTCAGGCATAACATGTGTTACACCAGGGCCTGCTACAATATCTGCTATAAAATAATTTTTAGCAACATCTTGAAATATGGGGTAATACGACCTATTAGCTTTTTTAAGGCCTCGACCCCCTACATCAAGGATATCAATATTTTCTTTTAATACTAAAAATTCATTTCTACATTTTTTCATATTTTCTATACTACTAGGATGCATGTTTACTCCTCGTGCTTCTTTAATTCAACTATGTCGCTGTTAAAAAAAGAATCTATTCTTTTTTTAGTTTCGTGGCGCAAATCATTTAGTTGTGTAGTTAGTGTACTTAAATCAGAATACTCGTTTGTATATCTTACAGATTTTTGACGCTTTTTATATTCGATATCCCATAGGGAAAGATTTATAGATTTAATAATGTTTTTAAAATATACAAAAGTTTGGGGATCTAAATTTTTAGAAATATTGTAATATATTTCTAGTTCTTTATCTACAGATAATTTATTTTCTTTTTTAATTTCTAAAATACTTAGACGATCTATAAAATCGCCTACACTAATTGGAATTTCTATTTTCATTACGGAACCTGTATTTCATATTGGTTGCCAAAGAAATTGTTAAATTTTAGTTTGTGTTCTTTTACAAATGTATCAACAGCTGATTTTACACCAGGACGATTATTATAATCGTCGCCGTATATTGTTCCGCCTGATTTGACTATTTTTAAAGAACTACACAAATCTTTATAACAGCCGGTGAAGTCATGTGCAGCATCTACGTAGATCCAATCAACTGTTTCTTTAAAATTTTTAAAAAATTCTGTTGTGGTCATACGGTGTATTGTTACATTGTTATTTTTAAATTTTTCTTTTACACTTTCGTATATCTTATCGTAGTATTTTTGAAAATCGGCAGGATTAGACGATCCTACTAATTCTGCATATCTACTTAGATATGTTTCGTAATCTACGTGCTCTTTGCTATTTTGGTAAGGTTCTATAGCCCAAGCATCGACTAAATGAAGATGAGCTGTTTTTGTAACAAACTTTGTAGAGCTATTTCCTTTCCACACCCCTAATTCAATTCCCACTGTATTAGAAGAAATTCTGTCGACAACGTGCCCTGATTGTAAATTTTTACCAAACATCATTTTTGTTTTATTCCTTATTAAAATATTTGTTAAACACTATGCCGTTATCAACTGCTCTTTTTAAATGATGGGACCAATTATTTTTGTCCGAGTCTTTATTGTACATGTGTATTTGTTCTGGCAATTTATAGAGTTGTGCAAAGTGCATAAACCCAGAATCTACTCCTACATGTATATCTGCATTTGACATTGCATTGCCGATGTCTTTTAATGAAAATTTTAAATTTTCAGTTTGTGCATTGCCACCTATAATAACAATGTCGTATCCTTCGTCGATGTACTTCGACTCTATATTTTTGATTTCTGTATTACTTAATCGTCTTGCTTCGTCAGTAGAATCCCACTGAACTGTTATAAACTTAGACGGCAATTTTATATTAGTATCTAACGGCGGTATACATGGATATTTAGAGAAGTATTTTGAGATATCAAGATCTTCGAGGTCTTCAAACTTTCCTAAATAATCTTTATAACAATACGGTACAGCATCAAATCCTTTACAGCTTAAATACGATAACCATTCAGTCTCTGGCAAATTAGATACATAATGCGGCTGAATATATACCAATCCTGGAGGAATTAAACTTAATATTTCGTTAAATGATTCTGGTTTTTGTTTATCCCATTTGTCACTGGTTAAATGTAACGTCACAGGAACGTTGTGAGTTAAGCTATATAGTAGCCCAATTAAAACAGTATGCACACGGTCGCCAAGACCCGGAGTAGTATAAGGTCTATTGCGTTTTCTTACACTAGTTGATCTAACTGCAATGTGCTTCATAAAATATCTTTCAAAAGGTCGTTTACATTTTCGCCTTTGTTAGGTAACAAGTCTTTTAAGAAGAAATGTATAAAGTGCGCATCTTTTAAATACTTATCTTCTATACCTTTATACAAAGCGTTCCATTGCCAATCTAAGTTTTTTACTTTCATAGATTCTTTTTTAACCCACCAATTTAAAAGCATTTGATCAGTAGACCATCTGTAAAATCCAACCCCATCGACAAAATCTTTGAACTCTGGTCTAGAAACAAATTCTCTTGGAGTTTGAGATCTTAAGTAATTTTTAAAATTATTTGAATTAAAAATCATCAATCCCATGTTGTAAAATTCTGCGCCTAACTCGTTCCATCGCCAATCTACATCTTTTAAGTTTCCAAATGCATTGTGAGAATATTTTTTTATTTTTGATTTGTATTTTTTATTACAGGGTAATTCGCGTTCTGCAACAGCACCAAAGTCGTATGTGTTTTCAAAACTTTCAAATATATTAGGAGCAGTTGATTTAATATAAATGTCACTGTCTACTATGGCAATTTGGTCGTATTTGTCAACGTAAACAAATGCATTTTCTTTTTCAAAAATTGGTAGATACCCCAATCTACTAACTGCTTCTTTGCTCCTACCAGTTCTTGATAAATCTGGTTGAATTCTTAATATAGAATTTTTTTGTACAATATGGTCTATATTATACTTTTTACAGTAATCCGAAACGCTTCTAATACACACATCATACAAGTTGCTCGGCTGTCCAACATACACTTGATAAATTAATCTTTTCATTGTAAATCCTTTGTAAAACTAAATGTATTTTTACAATATCCAACTAGATTGTTGTGATCAAATTTGACATCAACGATGCCGTCGCACAGCATCCAGTCAGCTGGCATAGCACCGTTTTGTTCAATCCAATTTATTATTTTTTGTGAAGCTCGAGGAGTGATTACATATGCTCTTGCACCTTCCCACCATTTACCCGGTGATATAGGTTTTGCTTCTATAAAACCTTCTAGTTTTAATACATCATCAAACTCGGTTTTGATAAATGGTTTATAAAATTTAACATCGTGTTCAAATACTGCAATAGTTTTGTTTGATTGAATTGCTTTTTTCCACAGATGGTAGTGAGATAAAAAGCATCCATGTACACCAGACTTTTCAAATAATCTATTTGCTTTTTTTGATGACGAATATACAGTTAATCCAAAATCCTGTATTCGCAGTTTAGTACCGTCAACACCTGGATATAATTGTACATTCCAGTTGTGTTTTTTTGCACTATCTAGTGCATGTTGTGCCCATCCAACACTGTTGGTGTATTCTGGAAGATATATTATATATCCTTCCATACACTTACCCTTTCTACAAATCTAGGATGAGTTTTTTTACTACCTTTGCCTGTTGAAAAGTAATCAGTTTTCTTAAGACCCCAATTGCACCACCTAGTATTGATTGTTTCAAATTCGATATTATAAAAAGCGTTTCTTAACATTTCCTGATCTATGTACCAGTATGCACCTTTGGAAAATGCATCTTGTAACAAACTCGAAAAGGTATGTTTAAAATGTTCCCCAGCATCGCCGGTTCCTAAACTAATACAACTAGCAATTAGAGTATTTGGATCTTTGGGCTTCCTCATTCCTCGCGGTTTAATTGTTACTTCTTTGAATTCTTCTAAAGAAAATTCGTTAAACAGTATTGCATCAGCGTCAATTTGTAATACAAATTGATTTTTTTGAAATAGCTCTGCTAACTTTAAAAATCTTGCACAACTAAAATAAATTATTTCTTTGATTTTATATTCATTGTCGGTTTTTAATAACTCTTTGTTTGTATTTAATTTACCGTTATCAGTTGCTAATACAATAGAATTTATGAAATCATCTGAAATAGTTTCATATGTATAAGAAACACGTTTGTGATGAAACAACTCAGTAGGCGGTTTATATAAAACCAAATGCACATGCACACCGATCCAAGAAATAGTATTCACAATACTTTTAATTAACGGTATTCCGTGTTCTTGGTAATATAAAGAGTCGCAAGAAAAATAAATCACATGCTTTTGTGTAGATCTAATTCCTTGCAACTTGGGGAATTTCATAGTGTGGCGTCTTCCATTCCCGCAACTCGAAGTTTTACAATATTGGTTATTTGCCATTGTTTTTGATCTAATGCTTTTAAAACGCCAAGCCATTTATTTCGTATCAGTGCAAATTCGTTGATAATTTTTTCGTAGTCAACAACATCGGCTTCACCGTCAACGTATTTTTCAACATCTCTACTGGACAGTGCTCGTTGATAATTTTCTAAATATTTTTTAAAAAATACACTGCGTAATCGGCGTAACTCAATGTTCAAGTATTCTAGTATTGCTTCAATTTCTTGAAGTTGATTAAATCTGTGTTCTACTATTCCCGGCAATTCTGCCGAAGTTCGCTCGATATTTCCTTTGATCTTTACTTCAAGACGAGCTGTTACTAGCTCGTCTTCAAAGTATTGTATTGCATTGGGAATTTTTGAAATGTCTCTAGATACTTCGGAATACCATCCCATATTATTACTCGTCGTCCTCGTTGTTTTCAGAATCTAGGTCAAGATAGTAGTTGATTGCATCGTCTAAATGCCCGTCAACTCCAATTAAACTATGAAAAGTTTCATCTGAAACTCCATAATCTGCTAGTATGTCAACAAACTTTTCAGCAGTAATAGCTACAGTTTTTTTATCGGCATATTCTTTAAATAACATCCAAATATCTGCAATCTGTTCTTCGTTCATAAATTATTCCTCGCTATGGGTTAGTTCTGCTTCTTTTTCAGCTTCGTTGATATTTACCAACGACACTTTTTTATTAGGCATATCTTCCATAACACGATCTAATAAACTTCCAGCCCAATTTTTACGATACTCAAGCATTATTTCTCCCTGGCTTGTAACATATTGGTACCTGTTGCCTACTTTTTCAAATAAGCCATATTTTTCAAATAAATCAAACAATCCGCTGTAAGGATCCATTCCTGTTTCATAAGGAATCTTAATCTGTACACCTTCGAATGGTTTTGAATAGCGTGTTTTCATAACTTTACACGCTGCTCGAATACCATGCACTTCAGATGTTTTATTACCATCCTCGTCTTCTTTTAGCTTTAATTTTTTAATAGCTACAACAATTGACGATGCGTAAATAAAACCAGATCCACCACTGATCTTATCATCCGGATCAAACATGTCTTGACTTGCATAAGTATGGTTGGTTGCTACCAAGCCTACGTTTGCATTTCCAAACATATTAACACAGTTAGTAACAAGAGCTTTAAGTGCTTTTGCTTTACGACCCATGTCACCTTTCATATCACCAGCATCAAACTGATTGATTTCTGTAGGTGTCATAAGCATACCCAACGAATCGATTACAAACAATACTTTGGGTCTATCTGTTGCAGATAATTCACGATAGTCTTTCATGAATGTTGAAATTGTTTTTGCAACGTCGTCAATCATTGCCATATTAAGTTTTAACAACTTCTCTTCACTGGTATCTACTCCTAGTGCGGTTAACCATGATTCGTCAAGTGCATTTTCAGAATCTACAAGAATAACATAGATGCCTTGTTTTTGTGCATCTTTTATAATGTTTCCTGAACAAATGTAAGATTTGCCTGCACCGGATTCACCTGCAAATACCGACACTTTTCCCAATGGAACACCTTTTTGGAAATCTCCGCTGATAAGATAATTCAAAGCAAAGCTGCCTGTGGAAATCCAGTCAGTGGGATCGTTAAAACCGGCACTCATGCCGGTTATAGATTTTGTCAAACTGTTTCTAAATTTACTTGGATCGAATGTTTTAGATGCCATTAAGCGTCTCTTTTAATGTTTATAGCATCGCGAACAAGTGCAATTAGTTCATCTTCTGTTGAACAAAGAACTTTTGCAGCTTCCCAATTGTCTACGGAATTTTTTCCATTAGCTTCAACCATAAAGCCATTGTCATACATGTATACAATGAACGATTCATTGATGTTAGAAAGTTTGTCGCTGATTTTTGTAATTTTATCCATAATTATCTCCTGTGAAAAAAGTAGTAGGGGAAAACTCCCCTACTGTTTATTGATTTTGACGAGCACGTATTTTTGCAAGAATGTCTTGTGCGCTAGCATTTCCGGCTAATGAGTTTTCAGTCTCAACTGCCTTTGGTTTTACTGGTGCACTAGGCTTAACTTGAACTTCGACTTCAACTTCAACGTCGTCAACGTCGTCTACAACTATTGCTTTTTTACCAGTGTTTGCTACAGGATCACCAGTCTTTGCTGATACTCCTGCTGGTCTAAAATACTGACCCCAACGATCGGTATCGTAAGCTTCGCCGTCAACACTTGCTTCAAACATTTCTGAAAGAACTTTAAGTTCAATCTCTGTTGGTTTCTTTGGCAAGAAATCAG